ACAGCCTTTGCGTGAGTGCTACCACATGTGCATTCCGTCATGTATATATACTTTCAAAAGGGTATATAAGTAACCGATACTTTCCGGAAACTACCTTTTACGAGACCAAGATGGTGTCTTTCCCCTTCTTAATCTTTCTTTAGGTTTCCAACCCGCTCTTGACATTGCATTCTGGAATGCCCTGCCTGATTGGTCTCTTACTCTGCTTGCCGTCATCTTTGGCCCCCTTCCCGGAAATGAACCGGGGTCTCTCCAAAGCTCTGCGCAAAATGCTCTATGGTTTTTAACATTCTGAAGGCCATCGTAGTTTCTTAATTTTGCTCTTGCATTAGCAACACAAGCTGCCATAAATCCTCGCATACCTCTTCCTGTTCTTCCTGTTCTTGGTGCTTTGCTTATCGCGATACCTTTCTTTACCGCACACTTCTTTATCCCCGCAATGTCCCACATTAACTTATCTATATTCTTTAATCGTATCTTGGAAAGCATCTCATCCAAATCATTATTCATCTTACTAAATCTTCTCGCTTGGATTGCCCGCTCCTGAGCTACTGCGCCCGCACGTGTCTTATGACATCCCAGTAACTTCCTGTCCTTCTTAGCAAATAAACAATACTTCTTACCCCTACGTGCTATTATCTTCTCTAACATTTCTTCTACTTCATCTAATGTTATTTGCTTTGTCAGCTTAATCGGTTCTGCTTCTTCCTTAGCTGTCGCTACTTGCGTAACAGTAGCTTCTGGGTTAGCTGGCCTGTTGCCAACCCACGACACTGACCAAAGAGATAACTCGGAGATATTGTTGTGGCAGACATCTCCTTCGCAAACCTTCTCTTGCTTCTCAGCTTCGCCCCTTATAGACGAACCGCCCTTGTCACCGTAAATCTTCATCTCTTCCCATACCCTATCATGCATCGGAAGACGGTTGTGTACTCCAACCCTAATTTTTACTTTACCATCCTTAACCTTATACGCGAGAGGTAGACCCACTGGCATCTCCTCATGCTTGTATGAATAAACCCCGTATTTCATATAGAAATCCATGGCCTCTTTAATTGTATTAGTTCCTATCTTATCGTTCTGCTTGTCGATAGTAGGAGACGAAATATATGTCTCTAAAATTCTGTCGTTATACCAATCTGGTCGATAGACCTGCCACTTGGTATCTTTAGCGTCTGCCACACCCTAAGATTGACTACGTGTATATAAACAAAAATATCTTTCCGGAAACTACGGTTTCATGCGATGTGCAGTTCGCATAATCTCACTTTCTAAATCTGGCAGACCCTCTCGCAATGCCCTCTTCATGTGAAACGTCCCTTCCGTAAATGGTTGATTGTCATAAATTGACCCAGCCATTTTCATTGCCCTATCTTCGTCGTCCCACATTGCTGCCGAACCACCGCTCCATTTTTTAACATACGGAATTAACCGCGTACCGTGGTCTCTTGTATATGCTGGCACTTCTTTAACTTTACCACCATACTCAAGAAAATTCATTGCAGGGTGGTCTGATGTTAATGAAATGTAAGTATAATTTCCGCGCCTATATATTCTTGGTTGAATGCTTTTTCCTGCTTTTCCAGTATTTTTTTTCCATTTTTGATACAGTTTATTTTCTGCATCGTCTCTTACTTCATCCGCAACATTCTCCATTGCCGTCCATAAAATCTCATTCCAGTTCTTTCGCTTCTTGAAAAAATTAATAGACCTTGCTAACTTCTTACCGCCCGTTACTTGTATCATCTATAAGATGCTACTTCCTCTACAGAATCGTCACCGTATGTTGCCTTCCATCTCTTATCAATGTATTTTTTTGCCTTCTCATAATGTGCTATCCGATGTGCCTTTGCAACCTGCTCTCTTTGAACTCTGTCGCCATTTTTCCACTCCATCTCACTCTGGCACTCTTGACAAAATCCATTACTCAAAACATGTACCCGCATTCCACTTGCTAAACACTTCTTGCAATTCTTCATGGCTTCAATGCACCAACTTCCGGCTTCGCCTCTGGCATTACCACCGTCGGCTCATCTGGAAGAACCAAATTACCATCCTTATCCAAAGTAGCTTTAATTCCTAACTTGTTTAATACCGTAATTATATTCGCCTTCTGTAACATATTAGCTAAATGCTGTTGCTCGTTCTTTACATTAATATCTGCAAACCTAATCTTCCATGTCTTGATTCCCATTATCTCCAATAATGGTTTAAAGAAACCCATCTCCAAACAAGTCTGCGTTTCTAAAATAGTCCTGTCAAATATATTAATTTGCTCCCCCTCTGCATTCAATCCACCTACTCCTGCGGTACTTCCTGTAATAATTGGCATAACCCCATAAGATGCGTTAATATCATTATTAATTCGCTCCATATATGGCAACGCCATCAACTCATCCATGTTAGGCATAACAGGTACAAACTTCGCCTGACCTGCCGATACCCCCTCTCCACGACTACTAATTATCGGAACAAAATTCGGATTACGCCTTGTCTCCTCCGCTATGTATTCTCCAAGTCTATTCAAACTTTCTTCATCATGACCGGGAATATCCAAGAAACCTTTTGGTGGCCTCTCTAATTTATAAATCTTGTTTTGGAAGTTTTCAATGGCCAGAGCAGTTTCGATTTTCTTAGAAAGACCTATAATTGGCGATTGCCCATATAATCTGGCACTCGCACTGTATTTGTTAAAATGTATAATCTCATCACGCGCAAAAGGAATATTATCCTTCTCTGTCCCTTGGTCATAAAAATATGCCATCTTTGCAGGAGGAAAATCACCCTCTGTCTTCGAGTTCTTATCTTCTAAAAAATCGCGCGTTATTGTATCAAAATAAATGTCATCCTTAAACTTTCCAAACTCATCCACATGAAATCGCATGCGCTTCGCATCCTCTACCCATAACTGCTTGACTATCTTATCCTCACTACCCTCTATCCTATCATAAACAATACTGACCCATACATCATCAAACACCTCCAACTGCCGTATCATTGCCTTAAATAATTCCATTCCTGAGATATCTGCGTCTCCCCTTGTCGGGTCGCGTAATAATCCCTCTATAATTTTTCTCTCCTCTTTATCACCTGTATCACCAACTGCGTGGTATTCCCACCCCTTCGCCACAGATTGAGACGCAATTCGAGTGATTACAGTTCGTAGATGAGAATACCTGTCAGCTAATTGTTCTAAATAAGCTTGGTCAACCGGAGGTAATATCGAATCCTGAAACGCTGCGTTATTACCCATCGCAGAATAAACTGGAGTCCGCGCCTCCTTCTCTAAAGCACGACCCTCATAAGCCATCATCTCCTCTAAAGCAGAAACCTTCCGAATCGGCTTCCGCCCAAGTAACCTATCGTACCATGCCATGTATCTCCTCCAATGTTTGATTTATCTTATTAAGCCTTTCTGCTTTTTGAATAACATCCAAACTCTTCTTTAATCGCTTACTCCAACTCTGACCCGAATTACCACCCATCATCTTCCACATAATATATCCCTTACTGGGTTTTTTTCGATTATCAAAATTCTCCCCTTTAGGGTCTACTGTCTCATGCCTTCTGTAATATGTGTCTATCTTTACCGCTGTACGATATCCTACTTCCTTCTGCATACGTAACTTGTAATTAATTGTCTTCGTAACCTTACCACCACCATAACCATGCATCGTCCGTAAAGTCCGGCCTCGCTTGGCCTCCTCTCTTACTCCTCCCGGAATCTTGTATCTGGTCTTCTTATCGGCCATGATACTCCCGAACATATCTCCTGAGTATCGGCTCCACTAAGATACCTGTTGGTACATTCTCAGCTTTAGCAATTTCTTTAAGGCTCGTCTTCGTTTCTGAGCTAATTCCATAAATCTCCAACCTCGTTCTCTTTTTCATGGCTTGGTTGGATTACATGCATGTGATTGATGTATATAAACTTTCCTATATGTAATCCCAATTTGCGTATGCCAACCCCTTCTTGTTCATTCCCTTAATTGCTAACTCACACATCCACAACGCCATTACCGCATCTGGAGTATGCCCCTCTAATCTTCCATTCTTACCGTAAATAAGCCGACTTAATCCATCCGTCAACTTCCGCGGCCCCGGACGGCTCGCTCCCCTTATTTCACTCTTCCACGGAATCTGGTATCTCTCCTTTTCAAACTCCAAGGCCAACCCCGGAATGCCCACGTCATGACTGTGCTTTTCGCGCCCCGTGTTGTGACCCTCAACCGGAAGGCCCGCCAAGTCCGACGCACTATGTACCACAAGCCGCTGATACCCATTCGATTCTATCATTATCGTTTCGGGATTAAAGCGTTTCGCAAGCTCCCGAATCTTCAACACCTGAGTTTCCAACCAACCACTCCCACGTGCCATTACTTTGCCTGTCCAACTATACAAGAGCCTACGATGCTCATTACGCTTATTATAAGCCACAATGCAGTAGCTTGTCTCATCATTCTGACTGTTCATGCCCACGGCCAAGTCAACACCCATTATGACGCTTGTATCGTCATCGTACTCTGGCAAACCCATGTCCAATTTTATGTCCAAACATCTCTGTAATACCTCATACGGAATTACAGCACTCTCCGGGTCTAACGGATTTAACATATACTCACTCTCAAAAGCACGACTTCCCATCGTTTCTTTCTCTTTGTCCAATCTCTCCTGATTCCAATACTCAGGCCAACGTGGCGTGCCATCCTCCAAAAGTGCAGCATGCCGTATTACATTCCATTCACCACTCTCACTAACCCAATCTGTAATATCTCCTACTCTTTTCTGGGTTCCTACCAATAACATCCTCGACTTAGGAAGACGCATCGGCATTACAACCCGCTGAACGTAATGAATTACCTTCTCATCCGTCAAATTTGGAAACTCCTGCAAAACATCGTCCAAAATTATCATGTGAACGTGTGGCCCCTCTAATGCCTTACCAATACTGGCTGCGTGAACCCTACTTCCGTTATTAAAATATTTTGCGCCCTTGCGTATTGTCACACGCTTATCATCTGTCTTCGCTAAATAATTACTAAGCCGCCAACTTCGCTTACATAATTCCTCAAACTGCTCCAACTTGTCCCAAGCCTGTTCCAAAGTAGCCGAAATATACAAAGCTCTGAAATTTGGCTCCTTATGCATGAAATATGCCAAAACACATAACCCCCATGTCGTCTTCAAGTGACCCCGCGCACAAATTATCGAAGTGTAATCTCCCTTCTGGAAATTTGCCTCCCACTCTGAATGCATCTCACCCAAAGGAACGTAATCTCCCGGCTCCAACTCCATGTAATCCTCCATAACCTCATCTACAAACTCACCTAACGTCAAAGGCTGCTCATTCATTATCTCCAATGCCCCAGCTATCGCCTGAGTTATGTGCTTGCTATCAGTCATACTTGTACTTCGCTACACTTACCTCTACTTCTTTAACCTTTTTGTCATATATTATTAACTTTTCGTAAATCTCTTGCAAATTCTCCGTCTCATCAAGAACCTCGTCGTCCTTGATTATCCTAATCATACAAAAGCCTCCAAACTTACGCTCTCTATCTTACAACGCTTTTTCAATATCTTAATATATTCTGGATTCAATTCAATGCCAATCCCTTTTCGTCCCAACTTGGATGCAACCCTTAACGTAGTTCCTGAACCTGCAAAGATGTCAAGCACAACATCTCCTCTTTTAGTTCCTGCCTTGATACAAAGTTCTGGTAATTCTTCTGGGAATGTAGCAAAGTGAGCCTCCTTGTAAGGCTTGGTGGTTATCTTCCAAACGCTACGCTTGTTTCTTCCATTAGCAATCATATTTTTATCCCGTTCAGCTATATCGTTGTCATTTCTGTCTTTGTTTTTCGTTATTCTTGAACCAGATGTAAAATTCGTTCTTTTTGGGTCGGCATTGGCCTCCTTTATCGCCTCGTTATCGTAATAATACTTCTTCGACTTTGTAAGTAAAAAAATATACTCATGGCTTTTCGTTGGCCTGTCTGTTACAGACTCAGGCATCGGATTGGGCTTGTTCCAAATTATATCAGAACGCAAATACCAACCATCTGCCTGTAAAGCAAACGCAACACGCCAAGGTACTCCAACAAGGTCTTTAGGTTTTAATCCTGTAACTTTCTTTGGCAAATCGACAGTCTCATCTCCAACACCGTGTTTTTTTCTGCTTGGCCTTGTCTGACTAAATCCACTTGGCGTTTTATTACCTGCTGGTTGACTGGAATAAGAATCACCAAGATTTAACCAAACCGTCCCGTCTTTTCTAAGAACTCTTTTGACCTCTCTAAATATATCTACCATATTCTCCACATACTCCTCTGGTGTAGCCTCTAATCCTAATTGGTCATCAACCCCATAATCCCTAAGACCCCAATAGGGCGGCGAAGTTACAACACACTGGACACTTTCATCGTCCAATGCCTTCAAAACCTCCCTTACATCGCCTTCTATTACTTCAGGTCTCATTCATCAAGCACCTCATTATCCCTAATTATTCTAATGATGCTAACCAACCCCGACCATCCCAACTGTAAACATCAAAATGCTTCCTGTACCGATACCTGTCTATCAAATAACAACGTGTTACCTTCTCATCACTGTCATAATACGTCTCTCCACCACTTACTCGCTTGAAAACGCACTCCTTTAATAAATTCTTCAAATCTTCCACACTTATCACCCAAAGCTGCTTATCCTGAATATTTGGAATGTAATACGCAAAATACATCGCCTTCGTCTTCTTTATACCACTCGGCTTACCACGACACTTGTACTCTATCGCCATGTTGCCCGTTCCACCTTCTCCCCAGTCCTTTTCAAAATAATCAGTCTTTACCTCATAAGTTACCACATTATACTCGTCATCCTCAAACAATATGTCAAATGCACTGTCATCATTAAACTTGATAAACCGTAAATCAAGTAACACCTCTCCAAAATGACGAACTGCCTTCTCTCCCTTATGACCATCCGCTAAATCCTTGTCAAAATTGTTGTTTACAATAATAACTCCTCCGAAAACTTCTGGTTCGCATTAACTACCCGTATCTCTAACGGATATCGAGCCTGCTTTCTTACCAACGACTCGTTATTCTCAGTATTAACTACCTCGTAAATAATTCCCTCATCTGCATCTATTACATCTGCACGCAACCCACTCGGCTCAAATATCGCCTCTGTGTAAAATTCGTGGCCCCATGCCTTCAACTGCTTGCAAATATGAAACTTCATCTCTATATGTGCGTCCGTCTCATTACTACTCCAACGTAACGCATTACGATTCCGATTACTCGTTCTCAATAACCTGCTTATCTTGTTCCTCTGCTCCTGCTTCCTCATTTTTCTGCCTACTCATACATGCCTTGCAATTTACCTCATGGGCCTTGTCACTCGCCATAACATTCATACTTCCCTTTATCCATTGCGAATAACGACCACATAATGTCCACTGTGTGTCTTCCTTATACCTATGAACGATTGCCAATTAATTCCCCCATTATAGGTGTATATATCTCATGCATCCGACATTTATAACAATCCTTCATCGGACGACCTTCCTTCTTCTCACTGTAAATAAAATGCTCCTTGCCTATTAAACG